GCTTCTACTGCATCTGCTTGTGCTTTAGCATTTATACGAGCTACCCTTGCATTATATTGAGCCATAGCTTTTCTAGCTTTAGCTTCTTGACTAGCCGCTTTTATACCAAAAAGACCGCCTAATATCTTACCACCTATAGCCATTGTTAATGGATCCATTATGCACCCTCCGCATTAATGTGTGTGGCAATACTTAATACTGTCATAGGATAGGGTAAGTCTTGTCGCACCTCTATTACTTTTTCTCGTTCGTAGTCCGAAGCTACAAAAAATCTTTGTTGTCCTGTCTTAACTTCTAGTGCCTGACCTAGTGAGTCTTGCGTGTCTAGCACAGAGTATGTTGTTAGTTGTTTACCTTGCTCGCCTACAGCCGCACCTTTAGTTTTAAAGAATCGCACAATAATCTTGGATATAGCTTTAACCCTGCTTTGTGACAGCTTGTTGACTAGGTTAGGCTCGATGGGCATAGGGCGTAGTGTGGACACATAAGGCAGTCCAGCAATTACTTTAGCACCATACTCGTCTACACTTACCTCACCGCTTGTTACAACTTTGTCGGCAATATAGTTATCGTCTACTAGTACCTGTACTGTTTTACCTTCTAAGTGCGAAAGCCCTGTAACCTTGTTGCTAATTTCTTTAACTGTTATAGCTCTATCTGAGCCATCTGCAAATGAGCCTCCAGCCATTTCGCTTCCTGCACCCCAGCTAACATCCCAAACAAAGTCTACGCCAGCACCAGCAAAATCATCAGAAGACTCTGTAGTAGGTTGGGTAATTAACCATCTTAAACTAATATATCTTTGAGAGGGTGTAAATCCAATAAATCCAGGACCTGGTTCAGTGCCTGATCTTGTGTATCTAGTTTGCAAATCATTTAAGTCGCCAAAACCACGATCTAAAAGATAATTACCATCAACTCTAGCTGTTCCACTAACTACAAACTCTTTTACTGGAACTTTAGTTGTTGTACCAATAATTCTTAAATAAAAATTATCAGCATCAATTTTTTCTACTTCGTAATTATTGCCTGTTAAGTCGCTGTATGTAGATGACTCAATGTTTACAAAGTCGCCTGTAGAGTATCCGTGACCTGTAATATTGATAATTAAATAGTCTTCACTAATATCATTCTTAGCATTACCAGACTTGCTACCAGTACCCTGAAACTCTTTGCCTGAATCTACATACCAATTAAGGTCTTTGCGTGGATGAAACTTTTCAATGCAGTATTTAGTAACAGGTGTATCCTCACCAGTTGTGCGTTTAACACAAGCCCAGACTGTGTCTTCACCGCTGTCGTGTATAGATGCGGCACTATAAAACTCTCCGTCTGTTTCTATTCTAGCCCAGCCACGAATTTGTTGACCACGCTCGTAGGTCATAGCACAAGCCTTGCCGTCATCCTTTATGCACCATACAATCTGGTTAGGTTGCTTTTGAATAAACATTTCTTTTACACCAGAATCAGTTACATCTTCGCTAATAACATTTAAGTCATTACCAACAAACGTATCTGAAGTTTGGTCGTACACCAACTCACGCAACTTTAGTCCATCACGTTGCACATATACCACGACATCGTTTGCAATCTCAGCCTGTAGTGCGGCAGAGCCATACGAGTTTTCTACAAGTGTTGTGATGTTATCTTGTGTAATTAGTGCATCTCTATCCGCAGAACGAACAGATACCGCTGTACCTGCTGTGCCTAAGAAAAGGTAACGCTTGCCTTCTAGCCACTTGGGTTCTTCAGGCGAGTCGATAGTACGCTTAATCGCATCGGTAGAAAGGCTACCAGTTAAAAAGTTATATATGTCCCCAAACGCTGATGCAAATAAATCTGCTGGTTGGTCTATAGAACCTGCAAGCCATAGTCTGTTTTCAAAAAATTCTGACGCTGGGGGAAAGCCACGATAGTCTGAGTAGGCTCCCTCAAGCCAATGTACTGTAGCGTCTGGGTTTGCTTGACCACCTTGAAGCATTGAAACAATAGTCGCAGTAGCAGTAGTAACCGCTGTGCCTACAGTTGTGCTTACCGATGTAATTTTTACAACACCTTTATGATAAATATTTTCAGCCTCAATACTTGCGTTAATAGTATTTGTTGCTATTACAACAGATATTCTAATCTCAGTATTTGCATCTTCGGGTACTGTAGAAGCGTACTTAAAGTTTCTTGCGGTTCCTCCAGTTGTGTCGCCAATAACAACATAACTTTCCCAACTTCCACCAGCTATACGTCTTTCAATAATAACTGAACCCTTCCAAGTCTCAGATGTTTCAAAGCTCCAGTTTGAAAAACTAACATCTAGTGCATCACTTTGTGCTGTTCCATTACTACTAAATGCTACTTCTTTTTTATTTGCGGCTCGTATATGTTCGATACCCCAATGAGAACCTTCGTGACCCTTGTGGAATATTGCTGTGCTTGCTGTTAAAGTAGTTGTGCCTGTGTAAACATTACTAGGTGCTGACGCATCAATATTAGTTGTAGTATCATTTATTTCCATTAATGGTGGATACACATAACTAATTTTTTCAATAGTAAATGTAGGAGCAGTTGTTGCTCTTTTAAAGATCATAGCTTCTTTTGTAGGACAGGTAAGTATAAGTGTATCGTAGCGTCTGTTAAACTGTACTGTACGAAGCTCTGCGGTAGTGTAGTCAATGTTATCTGTTTCGGTTACGCTAACAACTTGATCTACACCATTAGCATCTGTGTAATGTACTTTGGCGTAGTCTGTACCCAGCTCGATTACATAACGAATGTCGCTGGAAAAATCAAACTCAATCATACGGGCTGGATTACTTCCGTCAGTACCAGTTAGTGCTACAAACTCTGAGCCTGCTCTACGCTCTACACCGCCCTGTGGTAATACAAAAAAATTGTCGAGATCACGACAACCAATCTTGTAAACTTCAAAGTCTGAGCGACCATCAATGTTGCGAGATAGTTCCCCAGCATTAAACGCCTGTGTGTAATTAATAGCCATTATATAATCGGTTGCTCGTTATAACGTGATAAAATAAAGTCACTTTCTTCCATCTCCCAATATTTGTTTTCTAGTGTATCAACGCTACGGGCGGCAGGAAGAACTATCTGTTCGTACTCTTGTATCAAATTGTTTTGCATTACTTGGTCTAGTTGCATTGGAACTGCTAACTTAATCGCAAGGTTTTGTATTACTGCTCTTGTCAAAAATGCGTCTAGCTGGCTTACATCGTCTGGCTTGCTTACATAACAAAGATAAACAGTTTCGTAGTCACAGAGTATTGTACGCCCTTCTACGACCCATTGTGTGCGGTCATCGTAGGCATCGGCTTTGTCGTACACATTCATTACCCGAATGCAGTCATTGGGTAGTTGGTACTTGTACTTAAATTTAAAAGCAGGGGTTTCGGTCAACCTAGAAAGCTGTGAGCGTTTTAATGCGCTGTTCCACTTGTATGTGCGTAGTGTTTCTTCTAGTGCCTGATCGAACAAAATGCCGCAAAGTTTTGCACTTTGAACGACAGCTTCGGAATCAGTTTGATTAATATCAAGAGAGGCAATGGTATCTGCTCCAATCTTGAGGAGAGCGTGATTACATATTTCTACTTTAGATAAACCCATAGTACCTCCAAAAAATAAAATGGGGGGCTTACTCTAGCCGAGAAGGAAAGCTAGATGCCCCCAAGTTTAATTATGCTTCAGAAACTTGAATCTGAACAACTTTCTCTTCTTCCATACGAACAGCCCCGCAACGCATTGCAGAGTAAGCGTACCAGTTGAAGCGTTTGTCAGCACGTTTCGCAATGTCAGTTTCGATGCCCATTCCTACAGCAGAGCGGATACCAGACTTAACCCAAGCGAAGTTAGCACGAACGTTGTCGTCGGTAGAAGATACCGCAGGAACGTCAGATGATGACCAAGTTAGGTTAGCTGTGTTAGTGTCTGTTGCAACGAAAGGAAGCAAGTTAGAAACAACAATCTTGAATCCGTAGAATGTGTCGATGCCACCAGAAACTAGGGCTTTAACATTCATAAAGTCAGCAGATGTAGCTTCTGTGTTACCTAACAAATCTTCGATCTGAGTAGGTGTAACAGCTAGATATGCTTCGTTCATTGGGTCGTCGAGGTCAACACCATTCTTCTGGAGGATAGCACGGGCTTCACGAATCTTAGCGATTGTGAGACCAGAGTTAGCCTGAAGAATCTTCTGACCAGAACCAAGAGTTGCACTTCCAGCACCAGCTTTACCAGTAGATGCAGTACCTAATGCACCGCTAATGAACTCAATATCTTTCTTACGCATTAACGCAGAAACCTGACGCTGAACATACTCAGACTCAGGGTTGATAAGAGTTTGCACTTTGTCGAAGCGGTCAAGCAAGATACCAACTTCATAGTTGGACAACTCAACACGACGACGAAGGTGCGTGATAGCATCATCAGGAGAGTTCATTCCACCTGAGTTTGCTGATGTGTCTACTGCTCCAGCGAATACTGAATCTAACTGATCGTAGAAAGCTACTTCACCAGTTACCTGATCTTCCAAAGAAAGACCATTGAATTTACCGCCTTTAGTTTCAGCAACAAGATCAAGAGTCTTGCCATACTGATTAACGTATGCGGTATCGATACTATTTTGATAAGCCATTGTATAATCTCCTTGTTTAAGTTTAGGCTCAATTAATTAATAATTAACAACTAATCGGCTCTGATTGTCTCCACAAGGAGGTCTTGCCTACCATTTAGCGTCTGGGTCGACGGCAACTGGGGTGGGTCTTGCGATTGTCCACCCTTATTGCTTATAAGTCTTAGCATATCTTTATAATATGTCAAGACTCTTTTTATAAATTTTCTCCAAGTTTTGTCATAAGATCAATTCGCTTCTGAGTAATGTGGTCTGGAATCTTCGCACCAGTACGAATGTAATCCTTGACTTGCTCGTTTACGTCAAACAACTGATCTTTGAGTCCAGCCATTGTTCCCGTCTGATGATGTCCGATTTCTTCGTCATCCGCAAACTTAGATGCAATGTTACCTAAAGTCATAGCTAGTGCTGGGTCTTTTAACAATCCAGTTTCCCTAGCATACTGTAGGTTTTCCTCTGGCATACCATTAGCTTTTAACATAGCCTCGATGCCATTCATCATTCCGTCATAGCTGTCGCCCCATTGACCACGAAGCTCTTTGTCCATCTCGACTTCAGCTTCTTTCATTGCGGCTTCTGATTCCTCTAGCTCTTGAGCAACCATTCCCAGATACCAGTCAACAAGCCCTTCAGCTTTATCAGCACTCGCTCCCATTTTAAACGCTTGGTCTTTAAATCCTTCGACAGCTTTTTCAAAAAACGGAGCCGAATCCTCACCAACAAGTTCTCTAAACTCGTCGCCAATGGTAAAATCATACCCGTCAGTATTTTCTGGGCGACCAAGTTTACCATAAAACTCGCCCCACTCTTCTTCCGTAGCGTCAGGTTTAGGGATATCGCCCTTTTTACCTGCGAAACTCTGAAGCTCCTTAATGTATTTTCCAACTTCTGTAGCATCTTTGCCCTCCAAGTTTTTCCAGAATCCAGCGTCTTTAATTTCTGCATCTTCAATCTGCTCTAGCATTGATGACACAAATGAGGCTGGCTGTGTGTTAGACTCCTCTACTACTTCTTCTACTACTTCTTCGTTTGTTGTTTCTTCACTCATAATCTGCCCTCTCTATTTCTTTCATATTTATTTGTTTTTTAATTGCAAGTATAATACTACGCAAAGAGTTCATCTTAGCTTCAATGATTGGGTCATTGTATTCAGAGATGTCTTCCCACTTGCATAGTAAAACTAAGTATCTAGCTACTAAGCAAGCGTTATCATTGGAAGGGTCAAAGACTTCGACGAAAGCCCGTCTTGTTTCTTCTGATAAATCCTTCTCACTATCCCACGAAAAGTCGTAGGTTACTTTATCAATTATATCCAACTATCCTCCTAGTTCAGCGTTTACCAAGTCCTGTATGAACTCTGCACCAGAACCCTCCTCTGGTTTCTTCTGAGTCTTAACGTAGGCATCACTCATTGCTTGAGCCGCCATCGCCTGTTGTTGTGCTAGTGCCGCCTCTTCACGGGCTTCACGGATGCCAGCAACTTCTTCTTCAGAAAGCTGTAGGTCAACAGGAACCATATTAACTTCCTGTATAAAGCGAGCAGTCTTGTCTGCGTTTACGTTGTCTAAAATCTCTGGCTTGTACTGTGCAATCTGCATCATCTGGCTCATAGCTGTCATTGTTCCGAACAACTCAATCTGGCGAGATGCGATAGATGCCTTACCAACCAAGTCAAACTCTAGCTTCGCTCCAGACAACTCTTCGATCTCAAGCTCTGGGAACATACCATTACGCAACATAATACCAAACGCACGTTCAAGAATCGGTGTCACAAAGTATTTGTTCAAACGATTTACGGCTGGCGTAAGAAACTGTAGCGACAAGTTAAGACGCTCGGCAGATTCAAACGCTGTCATATTTTGCTTGTTCATCAAAGGATTGAATAAAGGCACATAGAAAGCGTCTAGGATTTCCTGCTCTTTCTTTTCAATCATTGCGTCATTGACAACAATGTTATCCATTGGGCGTAGTTGCTCTGGCTTAGATAGTGGGTTACCAGCGTTCCAGTAAATAATAGAACCCTGATCGTTGGAAATACGCCTAACGCTTCCATCGTTGGGAGCCAGCCACGGGGGGTTACTCACACGCTCTGCTCCTCGTATCCGTGACACTTCCATACGATTAATCAGGGGTAAAGTTGAAAACACTTCTAAGGCTGGTGAGCGACCATACTTCTCGTAGTTGGTTTTGTAGAACCGACCAACGCTGTATGGCATCTCATCAAATCCAGACTCCATCACAATCTCTTGGTGTTGCACAGAGATGTAGTATGAGGCTATCTTTTTCTCAGCCTTGTCTGTGGAGTCTACCTTGTAGCTGTCTCTAGGCATCACGATGTGAATAAACGTGTACTCTTTGGTAGAGGTTCTTGGGTTCACCGCAAGGTCTTGGATATCCTGTGGGCAACTATCGCCAAACTGTTGAAACGCCTGACGTGCAGTTAGCTTAAACTCACGAATGACTGTATCAATCTCGCCCAGATAGTTCTCGCAGAAGTAAAACTGGTTGATGTAGTGCGAGCGGAAGTTAAGCATACGGGTGGTTGATGGCTCACAGTACAACGCTGTAGTGCCGATGTAGCCACAATGGTCTACGCATTGACCCATCTCCTCGTAGAAGTTTGAGTCTTCGATAGCCCGTACAAACTTTTTGGTTGTAGACGATAAAGCACGAACCACGTTGTCATTCTTGAGTAGGTCACGATCTTGTGCCACAACACGAATCCAGTTCTGTCCCTGTGGGAACAGGTGGCTCATCATTCCTGCCGTAAACATACGACGAGCCTTGATGCCTATATCTGTGATACGCTGAACATCGTCACGCTGACCTTTAGCCCGCTTGCTTTGGATGTTGTCTGAGCTTGGGTTGCAAAACTCTGCGGCAGACTCATACAGATTTTCGAAGTTAGTCCGCTCGGAGCTAGACTTCTCACGCTTATACATTGCAATTAAAGAACTAGCATCCATTACATTAATCCTAAGTTTCTAAGTTGAGTTGTTCTGTATTGTGATTTTATTCTGCCTTTAGCCGAATCAAGATAATCTGAAAGATATTTAGAGTACGCTGTTTTTTCGTTTCGAATTTTTTGAGCCGCTATACTGCCCTTTAATTTAGGATAACCTTTAGGGTTTATAAATTCATCTCTAGATTTTAATTTTTCTACACCTGCAACATCTGCTTCTTTTTCTAAAAACTTAGCTTCTTTTTCTCTGGCTCTTACTTTAAAGTCAAGATCACTTTCATAGGTAGCTTTACCTCTACGAGTACCTGTTCGTTTTCTTGTTGCTGATTCAAAACCTTTGAGTGGGTCTAGCTCTCTTACTGTTTTGTCGGCTATGGCAGATGCTTCTTTGCCTGAAACTCTAGGCTTGCCACCAAGTCTACGCTCGGCTCCTGTAATGTATGCACCCCGTCTTGCTCTTCGTGCGGCTATTTGTCTCATTGTCGGTGCAATGAACTCCGCATCTACTTCCTCAACTGGAGGTGGCGGTGCTATTGGCGTTGGTGGCTTGACTGTCTTTGTTCTGCCCATTGATAAGTCTCCTGATTCTATCTAAATCGTAGCATTTAAGTTTTTGGTTCTCTCGCTCAAACACAGCCCACTTCATTTCATAGGGAGCAATCTCGAATAAGCGTTTTATGTCTCCTGCCGCATAATGTACATACCAACAATCCAATTTGTCAAGGTCTTTTTCAGTCTTTTTACCAAATAACAAATCTTTATTGTGCATTATAGCCATAACAAAGACTCGGTTGTCGCTATACACTACCCCATTAGTCGAGTAGTGAATCAGTAATTCCTCGAACTCGCTCCCATAGCGGTCTATCGCCAACTGTATCGGCTTGTTGTACATACGCCTCCGCCTCCCCTACGTTTGTTGGTAAGTGTAACACAGCCCCACCTGTGAGGTATGGTGTCACTAAATTAAGATGTATTGCCATAACCATAGTGCGGAAAGCATCCGCCCCGTGTGAGTGGGCATCGTGTACTGGTCGCCCAGCCGAACCCTCTCGGTAGGCATCTAAGTGTTCTAACAAGTCTTGACAGCGTTCGTGTATCCACACATTCCGCATCATACGACGGCATATCTCGATATCTTGCAAGACTGAGTTGGTCTTTGGAACTCTTCGAAAGTCTATACCCACCTCTTTAGCTCTGGTCACTAGGTCGCCAAATAACATACGTTTGGATACGTCGTGTGGTGCAAAGTGTCCTGCATACTTGTAGTTCTTGCTGTTGACCACCACCGCATAGTCCTCGATCTTCTTACCTGTAGATTCGTGATAGTCGATAATCAGGGGCTTGCCGTCTACAACCTGTGCAAATACTATACTGGTTGCGTCTGATGTACCCAAATCCCAGAAGGTGTACACGGGGCTACTACTGCTAGCTACGTTTCCGAACCGCCCTTCGTTGCGGAGGATTTGCAGTTCGTGTCCGTAGTAGGAGTTTTCGACTTGCGACACAGCTTCGTTGAGATATTCCTGCCTCGCCATAGCATACGAAATAATCCCTGAGTCCACATCATCCTGAATATTCTTAAACTCCCTTCCGTCATACGGATTAATCTTACCAGCAAGCTCAGGGTTAATCGACACCCCGTTTCCCACCCAATAGGCGGTCTTGGTATCTTCGAGTGTGTACCATTGAGTAAACCAATCCTTGCGGTCTTTGTTATTTTCGTACAGTCGCCATAGGTGATTTGATTTTCCACGCAACGTGCCATTAAAAATAACCGATGCCGAACCTTCAGTAAGAATTGGAGCCAAGAAACCTGACACTTCTTCTTTATGCAAGCTAAACTCTGACAATACATAGCCACTACCCCCCTGTCCTACGAAGTTTAAGTTATCCGTGCCGTCAATCTTGATGCGGCTTCCGTTGATTAGGTCTAAGAAAAAATCGCTGTTGTTTTTGCGTCGCACGATCTCTGGTGGGCATAGGAGGTCTATTAGCTTTTTACCCCCTGCCCACTCACAGATGTTGTCCCATAACGCCCGTTGCGCCCACGCTCTGGTGGGGAATAGGTAATAATAGTTGCCAGCCGTCTGTATCGCTTTCTTAACAAGAGCATTAAAGGATGTGACATCTTTACCTGCCCGTCTATGCCACGATATGACGGAGTATTGTACGCCAGAGTCTATAGCTTCTAAGAAAGGAAGCTGGTAGTCTCTAGGCTCAATCGTCGGTATACGTATCCGCACAGGATTCCCTCTCAGCCAAACACTCGATACACAGCCACTCGGTCACTACCCCGTAGTCGTCTTCCATTCCCACTACTGGGTTGTCCGATGTGCTTATACAACAACAGTCATAACACGTTCTCATATTTCCTCGATACTTTCTATGCACCCACAGGGTATTACAATTTTGTCTGCGGTCTTAATATCTCCTATGTATTTGGTCGTAAATAATCGTAGGTACTTCTTGGTGTGGCTATCCACCCACCCAACGCTGTGGGCAAGGATGGGTTCGATGTCCGTTTCTGTGTGCAGGTCGGCAACTATGTCATACCAACACACCAGCACCCTAGTATTCTTTTTAAGTCTCTTCAAGATTTATAAACTCCACTCCACAGTACGGGCAGTATCTGGGGTCGTTGATGCCCTCATCCCCAATCTCGTGTATAAAGAAATAGTTACAGCAGTTGTAACATTCCATATACGATAGTTCATTTAGCATCTTTAGTATTTCGAACAGGTCGGGGTTCATTCGTTTGTTCCTTTGGAACTTGATTCCACTTTATTTGATCGTACCCCTTTGCGTACTTTTTTTGATTGTACCCCTTTTTTGGTTCCATTCCTTTTCCCATTAGAAGCTCCCTTCTTGTATTGTACCACCTCTATGATTATGTCTTGCTTCTCCTCACCCAGCCCAGCCAGCTTCGCCAGCTTGTCAGATGCCTGTGCGTTGCCACGCTCGGATTCTGTGAACAGATGCTCTAGGACAGCCTTGCGTAGCCCCTCTTTGTCCTCCAAGTCTAATCCCGACTCGGATGCCTCCTTCACCTTGTCTTGAGCTTTAGATAGCTTCCTGTACAAACTCTCGAACTCCTGTGACAAAGCCCACAACTTCTTGTTGTCCCCGTCAGCCTCCTGCAACCTAGCGAATATTTCTTGTGATGTCATAATGTAATGAATACTCTTTGCAAGACTGGATGTAAAGTCAAATTTTTAAAAAGTTGGTTGAGGTCTAAACGCTAAAAAAATTTCAAAACTCGCTCCGATGCCCCCCCTTCGCATACGCCCCCGCCACACCTTATAGTAGCACTACAACGAGCGTTGCATTCTGGTCGCACAGGTAGGGGTAGCTCGTTCTGGTTGCACAGATTGGCACAGCATCTGCTCGTGTGTGCGTACGTTGGGTTGCTAGCAGTCGTCAGCTGTAGGCTCTGAACCCTCGTTGTTTTCCCTATGTATGTACCTCTCTCTGTGTATGTGTATTTCTCTATCTGCTTCTGTAACCTGTTGCCTATCAATTACTTACAAAAGATATGTAAAATCGAACCGCACTTAAGTTGTTCATTATCAACGACTTAGCTCATATCGATATAAAAATATCGTAGGCTATAGAATTTGGTGTGATTTTTTTGTGATTTTTTTTTCGCCCATTTCGACCCCATAAACATTGAGTATAGTAATGTTAAAGATTTTAATAAAATTATTGTGTCGAGCTTCGAAACCATTCTGATACCTTTTTCATCGTAACGCAACAGCTCGCACATCGGAGCTTAAAACGATTAGCGAAACGGTCACGACACGGTACAACAGGTCGGACAGGTGAAAGGCTCACCAACGAGATGCACACTCGGTAAACCGTTAGGATAACGTCAGACTCAACAAGTGCAGGGATTCGAGCCAATGCCAACGCCAATGAGAGCAAGCCGATCAGTCTGCACAGCGGTCTTAGGATAAACAAAGGAGAAAACGATGAAATATTATGCGAAAATAGAGACTGAAAATTATCGTTACGATGAATGGTTCGAGGCTGATTCAAATGATGAGGCTGTGGATATGTGTTATGATCTTCAGCGTAAAGTTAAAGACGAAACCGAAGAAAGTGCGAGGTGTGATTTATGTGTATGGATTAATACAGATGGAAGAAAAACCCTGTATTGGGAGCATATTCACACCACTGATGCAAAATTAGCCTAACTGATGAGCTGTAGTGACAGCGAAACCGCAGTGATTGCGGTCTTAGGATAAACAAAGGAGAAAAATATGACTAAAGAACAGATGGTGAGCTTGGAAGAGATTCAAATGGATGACGCATCGAAGCATTTAGATATTATGCAATCCACACTTAACGACCGAGCGAATATATTGGTAAGATGTGAAACACTTCGGATAAATGGTATGGAGAGACATAAAGACGCAGAGCTAGCCCTGTTTATGGGTAGATATAATGCGTCAAAAGACATTTTGTTTCTTTTGGGCGGTGGCAACCTTCTCGACGAGTACAACGAGTACGAGAGCAAAAACATCGCAGAAGCTGTGAGGAAAGCTGAAAGACTAGCCTAACTGATGAGCCGTAGACGGCGAAACCGCAGGGATGCGGTCTTAGGATAAACCAAAGGAGAAAATATGTATAAAGAAAAATCACCACTAGAAAAAATACAAGGTATGACTGTTTGGGTTTACGACAACAGTCTAGGAAACTCAAGCAATGGCGGTCTATCGTCATACAAAACAACCCTAGAGATCGGTAAAGATATCGAGATCGTAGAGGGTGCGTATGAGGGAATTGTTGTAGCTAAGCCTATCGGAAATCCACCAGAGGGTCATATTGGTTGGATGGCAGGAGGGTGCTTTGTGTCCACGTCAGATAGTCGATGGAGCGATGCTATCGAGCATATGATGGGTCACAGATTCTATGGAGCAATACCACTCCACGACCGAAGCGAGTCTCAAGAGCTGTACGATAGAATGTGGAATTAAACAAAGGAGACAATATGATAAACGTAGAATTAAAACGCCAGTATTTCGTGAAACTTGGAGACGGGTCGTCAGAGTTTGAGTATGTAGTGAACGAGTTGCTACCCGAAAGTATGCAACACGATTATGATCTTAGCGAGATCGATGAGGCACACATAGAAGGAGGTAGATATATACTTCTGCTTCAAAATGAAGTAGTCGTGGAGAAGATAGATTTAATTGAGGGCTGATAAAGCCTGCCTTGCGGTGCATAGGTTAACCGCCTTCGCCTTAGAGTCTAGGTGTTATCAAAGCTAGATGATATGTAGATTCTTTAAAAGCGATACGAGTCAAACGGGTTGCGTGATGTCGCTGTAAAGTACAATGCGACCAACTGATGGATGCATCTGCGGTTGGAGTAAAAAGGCTACCTACCCGTGCGATACAAACCTAGCGGTGCTTTAGGTTAACCGCTCGATTTTAAATTAAACAAAGGAGAAAATATGAAGATAGAAACAATAGACGCAGGAATCCGAGCCGCATTAGAGCTTGGTTATAAGAATCCGCATTGCGGAAGATTCGTTGCCACACTTAGAAAAAGTGATGGTGGCTCGCATCAAATGGTAGCCATCGAAGATGAGTCACAGACTGATAGCATCTACTTTGAGGGTGCGGAGTTAGACATAGAGAAAAAGGGTGAAATTACATTCAATGGTTTTACCTTTGATGAATGGAAAGAAGAGGTGGAGTAATGAATTGGTCAGCAATATTATTCGTGATCGCAATGGTCGAGAGCGGAGCAAACTCCAACGTAAAAGATGGTGATGGTGGGCTTGCGGTGGGTATGTATCAAATCCATCAATCCTATGTTGACGATGTCAATAGGGTTTATGGCACAGAATATACGCACGAAGATATGCGTACCCGAAGCAAGGCTGAAGACGTGGTGATTAAGTACCTCAACTACTGGGGTTCACGTTATCAACTCAACACGGGCAACGTACCGATGGCAGAGGATTATTTCCGCTTGCACAATGGCGGCTGTCATTTTTGGAAGAAGCGACACAAGACTGACGGCTATGTGAGAAAGTGTCAGAAAATTATTGAACGCTACAACCTGAAGATATAAGTTTAAATAAACAAAGGAGAAAAATAATGTACACAAAAGTAAAGATACAACATTTCAACTGCACGTTTGAAGAGATGAAAGAAGTGTGGCAACGGACGCACCAAGCAAGTAATATGGTCATAAGAGAAGAGGAAGACGGCAAGAAGAATCCCGAAATGTGGATAAGCACAAACATCGAGGACATCGAGCATACTTGGTTCCTAGACTGGGATTATCAAGAGCAATGGAACGAGTGGTGGGATGAATACCTAAACCCACCAGAAGAGGAAGAGGAAGACGAGTTGATCGATGAGATCGATTGGGGTGCAGAGTTAGCAGATATAGAAAAGGAGAAGTAAGATGTTAGAGTTAGAAAGAGTAGACGGCAAGTTCAATATTAGTGGCAACCTGTACGATGACGAGGAGGCGATGCGTATTGCAGACTTCATAGTCAACGTGCTTCAAGACGAACATATCAACGAACACGGGCTGGCTGAGTACCAAGACAAGTTCGGTGACGAGGGAGACTACTAATGACATACAAAGAAAAGAGAAAGGCGAGCCATTGGAACCGCAAGATGTGGAGCAGGAACGAGGGCAAGTGGGAGCAGAGATTCGAGGAGATCGAGAACCCTAGCTTGCGAATTAAGGTGGCGTGTGTTATGCTATGGGACTGCACACATCACGATGTTGTGGAGGGTAGAGACTTTACCCTTCTCAAATCTTACGCAGACAAGTGGAATCCACAAGTCGAGGCTGAGTTTGAGGAGCAGGATTTAGTTGACGCACTACATAGCTTCAGATATCCTATCAAGATAGCTAGAAAAAGAGCGGTACCACCGAAGACAAATATAGATTATAGAGGAGGAGTAAAATGATACTAAAATTAGTAGGCGTAACATTCGCCACAGACCACAACCCCGAACTCAAACAGCTACGACCTAGTGGTAGCGTGAGCTTCGAGGCAGAACCCGACAACGAGTACGACCCCAATGCGGTCAAGGTTATGTACAAAGACCAACACATTGGCTATGTACCCAAGTCAGAGGTCGCACAGAAGACTGCACTTGAGGCAGGAACAGCACGAGTAGTAGACTATGCGTACTGGGATTCGGATATCAAGTGGAATGAGAATCACATCGGTCAGTTCCAGTCTATGACATTCGAGATCGGTGACGTAGAGGTGGACAATGGTCGCATCATTGGCGGTCGATACCTTCGATGCACCAAGTTCCTCAAATACTTCGACCCATACGGCGGTGGCGATGGTCTAATCCGTTGGGCATTCAAGCAGGGTACTACCTTCGAAGAGTACGAAGAGGCATTGAATACCTGTGCCGAAGATGGTACGCTGATGCACGATGCAATCGAGAAGTACTTTGATGTAGATAGCTACCGATCAGAATTGCTACCCGAAGGTTGGGATAACTTTGTCGAGAAGTACGAACCCGAATGGGTGTATGGCGAGGAGCGGTTCTACGACAACAACCTAATGATTACAGGGCAACCCGACTTCGTTGGCTACATTACTTGGAAGGGTCAGCGCATCCGTGCGGTGGTGGACTGGAAGTCTAGCAAGAAGCCGAGTATGAAACACAAGATACAGGCTAGCATCTACTCGATGAACTGTGCTATAGATGAACAACCCATCGAGGGTGCGTTGGTTGTGGCGTTCGGTGCTGATACCAAGCAGGGATTCAGCGTGGGCTTCGTGAGTCGTGAGCAGATAGAGTCTAACTATCAAGCGATGGAACATATCAAGAAAGCAATGGAGTGTGTAAATGTCTATGTCGATGAATACTACTAAGGAATGTCACGCCTTCAATGTTGAGGAGGCAATTAAGTATGGCGTAGAGAAGGCTATACTACTGCAACACATACGCTTCTGGTGCAACCAAAATGCAGGGAAGGAGGACAGTACGCACGATGGTCGTGTGTGGATGTACCAAAGCGTAGAGGATATGCACAAGCACTATCCGTACTGGTCAACCCATAAGCTACATAGGTTACTCAAGGCTATGGAAGATGAAGGTCTGATTGTGTCGGGCAACTACAACAAGATCGGATACGATAGAACGAAATGGTATTCTATGAATATCGATATTGTAAATCCGCAAAATGGAACTCGTAGAAGTACAAGACCTATACCAGATACTAAAGAAGATACTAAAAAAGATACTCTGTTCGAAGAGTGTTGGAAGCTGTATGATCGTAAAGGCAATAAACGTATTGCTCTTAGGTACTGGAAGAAGTTATCTAACGATGACAGGTTAAAGATAAAAGAAAACATACCAACCTATGTGCAACTGCGTGAGAAGCAGTATCGCAAGGACTTTCAGGGTTGGATTAATCCCACGAACAGAATGTGGGAAGACGAGATAGACTTCAAACCACAAGAGCAAAGGATGAAACTATGAACTTACCACACTCACCCGAAGATGAGATGGGGGTGCTAGGCTCTTGCCTACTCGACCCACTCCGTATCGGAAAGATAGAACTAGAACCCAAAGACTTCTATGATAAACGCAACCAGTTGTTATGGGAATCATTGAAAGCAATGTTCGCTGAGAACAAACCGATGGATGCTTTGACTATCGGTGCGTGGCTCAAGGAGAATGACAGGCTCGATAAGTTGGGTGGCTACGACAGATTGCTTAAACTACAGTCACACGTCATTGTACCACACCACTCACAGCACTATGCAGAGGGTGTCAGAAAAGCCTCAAAATTGCGTTCTGAGATCGATACACTCCAAGAAGGGCTAGCACTAGCCTATGGTGGAGAAAGTGCCTCAGAGAGGGTAATAAGTGCCTTAAACCTGTCCAATGTCAGCCGTAAAAAAGACCTTCCGATGTTTGAGTTGGGCAACCAGTTCATCAACGACTGCATCGAGGGTAACGTAGGTCACTTCGACTGGTGGTGTGACGAGTGGACACAGAAGCTAGGCAAGATGTCTAGTGAGCTGATGATCTTACACGCACCACGCTCGACAGGTAAGACGGCTATAATGTTGCAATGGATTGTCAACGCACACCGAGCAGAGAAGCGTACACCACTAGCAAGTATCGAGATGTTGAAACCCGAACTGATGCCACGATTGATTGGTCATTGTGGGCAGGTCAATACTTATCGTATGCGTACTAGAGGACACGCCACACCCGATGAGATTACACGTTCAAGAAATGCTAATGATGAGATCAAGTTGCTTGAGTTGTGTGTTCGTGACAAGGGTATGAGCATCGATGACATTCGTGGTTGGGCAATCTCTGAAGCTAGGGATGGTGCTGACGCAATCTTCATCGACAACCTACTGTCAATCAACGATGGTGGCAAACATTACGACAGTAAGACGCTGATGTATGATGACTTCATCCGTAAGTTGCGTGACCTGCGTGACGAGTTGGAAGTACCCATCATCCTACTAGCACACCCCAATGCTAACAACGAGGTTGCGTGGTCAAAGGATGTAGAGAACTTCGCTGATGTGATCTTGTTCATAGCCAACGTGCCATACAATGGCGTGGAGATTAACGGCAAGGTCATTAACCACAAGGGCTACGACCACGTTATCGCTAGGTTCCAAAAGAACCGACAGGGTATCAGTCCAGTAGCGAGCCTTGAGTTCGATAAGGAAAGACAGACGTTCATACACAGGGAATGGGAAGATGTATAAGAAAGTAATATACAGAGACAAACGTGACGGAGAGGTGAAAGAAGAATACTTCGATGTCAAAGGTAGTCGTAATAAATCAGGACTGACGCTTGACAAACGATCCGAAAACGCTAGTATAGAGTTTATAAAGAATGAGTTCGTAGATTATCTAGGTTCATTCTATGGAGAAAACAAAACTAAATAAGGAGTAACAACAATGGGACTAACAAACGGAACAACTAACAACAGCAAGATCGTAACTATCGTAAAAGGTAAGTTCACCATTCGGCTACCCGAAGGTGCTGATGATCCGAATGCGGTAGAGCGTACACTCGAAAAGGGTGCTAACGCAGGGAAGGTAGTCAAGGAACTACAGTACACAGGCATCGAAGGTACTATCGAGCGATGCTATGTGGATGAGTCTGAGTTCGGTGCGAACTTTATCACAGAACTAATCGATGATGAGAACGCACGATTCAAGCTACAGATTCCTCTCGACTCACAGTTCTTCGGACAGTATGCCAAGCGTATGCCTAACGTAGATGTGAGCAAGCCTTTATTCTTGGGCTTGGGTTATGATCGTGAGCGTGAGCGTAACTTCCTTTATGCCAAGCAGGGCGATGATAAGGTAGGTATGGCTTTCACGAAGGACAATCCTAACGGATGCCCAGAACCAACCAAGAAAACTGTGAAGGGCAAAGAGGTATGGGACTGGGAAGAACAGGAGAACTTCTTATATGAGGTTGCGATGGACTTCTCTGCTAAACTTGAAACGGCAGACGTACCCTTCTAATGTCTAAACTTCCCCACAACAGATCGTGGTACACAAAGAAGCTGGTTGAGAAGGCAAAGCGTTGTGTCAAGTTGCGAGATGATTACACCTGTCAGAAGTGCAAAAAACAAGTATCGGGTAGTAACTGTCACGCAAGCCACGTTCTGAATGTGGGCACTCACAAGAATATGGAACTCGACCCAAGTAATATGAAGGTTCTGTGTTCTTATTGTCACCTACATTGGTGGCACAAGGATGTACTACACGCCACCGAGTGGTACAAAGAACTCTTCCCCGAACGCTATGACTACTTGATGATGTCAGCAAAGCAGAAGTGGAAGATACCTACGCCCGACCTAGCTGAACTACACGACAACACGCTCGCTGATGGCTCGGACTATGGGGTGGCTTACTATGAGATGATAAAAGGAGTTATAAATGGATAAGGAATACTGGCTCAATATAAGTATGATACTGTTCCTGATAATTATTATCGGGCTAATGATTAGAGACTATGGGGAGTATTTAAAATGACTGTAACATTGGAGTTTGCGTTGATAGCTTGTTGTGTGATGTTGATAGCCATAGCAATATGGGGTGGTGAGTAATGCTACCATCTGATGCACAGGAACGTAAAGACATACCCATTTATCGTGGGTTCATAGAGTATTTCCCAGACGCAATCGTTGAGGTTACTAAGCTATCCGTCAAGGGTAGTAAGCAACATCACGGAGATAAAGTCTGGTGGGACAAGAGCAAGTCTAGCGACGAACTCGATGCCCTTATGCGTCATATGCTAGAAGGGGACTGGGCGGCTGTCGCTTGGCGAGCAATGGCGAACCTACAGAGGGAGTGCGATAAGACAAAATGAAAATGACATCATCCGAAGTATTTTTAGCAACAGAGTTTTCCAAAAAGATTGTTGGTAACATCGACAACAAAGATTTTATGGATCACAGAAACAAACGAAGAACCAATAAAAAAGTATTAGAGGATAATATCAAAGGTAAACTTGCCGAGATGTTTATATGCAACGGCTTGGGAGAAAATGGTATTAAATCTGTTATGGACTTCGAAATATACGATGAGGGTGTTGGAGATGACTTTGATATAATATGTGATGAATTTAAGATAGATGTAAAAGCATCTTCACCAAAAGCTAAATGTATTATGGTCGAAGAAAATAAAATGAAGTCTTGGGAAAGCAGAGGCAAGCCAGACTACTTGTTAATGGTTTCTACTTACAACTCTGGTAGCAACTGGTACTGCGAATATGTTTGCGGTATAAGTATGGAGGAGTTCCTTGTAAAAGGAAAGCTACTTCAAAGGGGTGAGAACATTCCAAAGACAACATTCCCACTAAAAGCAAATAATTGGGTTATACATAAATCTGATTGTTATGATACAGATAATCTAATAAAAACAATAAGGAGTAATAATGGCATACAGTAAACGTAAAGCAATAATGATATGTGAGCTGACGAAGATGTTTGGCATCGAGGACACAGCCCTCAACCTAGATATCAGCGTCGAGAGTGTTAAACGTGCAATAAGATATGCGAGGAAAACAGTAGTATGCTCAACGTCACACTAGAGAACGAAGAACTCAGCGTCACTATGAAGGATGCAGATGCGTATTCCATTGAGGACTGCGTAGACTTACTCTCACGGGCTGTAAGTGCCGTGTGGGGTGAGGATATAGAATTGAAGATTGATCTGTTCGAGGATGATAAGGCTATCTATATAGAGCCAGATCAACCGAAAGATCATATAGAACACGAAGGAATGTAACCTAAACTAAAGAAAGGAGAAAAATCCCTTACCTGAAAACAATTGCTGATGATGCCCCTGTAACAAGGGGCTTTTTTTTTAGCACCAGTATATAAATACTAAGCCCATACTACCTCACAGGTGTGATGCGAAAATGTTGTAGCATCATATCTACATTCCAGTTGCCGTACATCTGCGTACAAGCCTTTCGTAATACATCGCCTCGGTTGTATTCATCTACTTGAACCACAGCTTCTTTACCATACACATCGACAACTTTATACATAGACATAAGTCCTCCGTTAAGATTAAAAAATAAATGGGGCATTGGGAGTTTCAACGCTGATGCCCACAACGCAAGAGCGGTAATGAATAACCGCAAGCTTACTCCCTAACTTATTTTACCTGAGATGACCCGAAGTAAAACCCAACCAGAGCAAGCATTGTCTGCCGAACCTCTGGTAATAAAACGTATCCCTGTAACTCAATCCAACCATTTCCTTTGGCGAACATATCACCGAACAGGAAGCCGAATACTCCTCCTGCTTTTCCTGCTTCGATAGTAACAGGCTCGTTAAAGAACGCAAGTATGAAGGGTGCAAAAATCACAGCAAATAATGTACACAACGCAATGACACGACGAATCCATACGCCACCTGCACCAGTACGTTTAGCCGCACGATCAGCGGAGTCGTCAGCCGCACCTTGTTTCTTCAGCATACCTTCAAGCATCTGCGCTTGGTTCTGTGTATTGGCGGCAATGAGCTTCATAATAAAACCACTCATACTACCACCAAGCATAGCTAATAATTCAACGGACATATCAATATCCCTTCATAGACTTGAGCTTCTTGCCAGTCTTCTTGGCTTCTTTCTTAGCCGCTTGCATACCAGCCTTAGTATATTTAAACTTTTTCTTTCCCACCTTTGGCATTACCACTTCACCTTATCTGCCCAATAAGCCGCACTCATTTTGCCTTTGGCAATGTTGCGACGATGACGGGCTTTGAATGATTTACGTTTCATCTTCATACGCTTTGACTCACCTGCTTTAGGTTTGCCTGCAGTAGAAGCACCCTGTTCCCCGAACCGAATTGTCTTAACCTTATCACCCACTTTAGCCACAACAACGTGTGACTTCTTGGGATGATTAGGAGTACGCTTCGGCTTATTAAATCCTGATACACCTGCTCGTTTTAGTCTAGGGTCTCTAGCCATTATCTATACCTCGCTGTTTTCTTAGCGATACGCTTTGGTTGTTTGACGAATTGTTTGCCTGCCTTTGTGCCTTTGCGTTTGGCTCTAGTGGTAGCCGCATACTCCGCAGAGGTTAGGGCTTTGATTGCTTTTTCAGGTAGATAACGCTCACCAGTCTCGCTAGACTTCTTGCCAGACTTGGTACGCCATTTCTGCTTAGTCCATTTCTTTAATGATCTTTGAGATGGTTTCATCGGTAGCCCCCACCTTTAGCTTTATACATACGAGCCAACATCTGTGCTTTACGAGCAGACCATTGACCTGCCTTGCCACCCTTAGTGCCAGACTTGATCTGTTGGAATAGACGCTTACGCATTGTGGGCTTGGTGTAGTTACCTGCCTCGTTGACCCGTGACTTCTTCATCGTAGTATCTTACCTCCGAGTATAGCGATACCTGCTAGTACAATACCTACAAATAACGCACGACCAATCATTAATGATGTTGTGTCTACTACCTTGAGTATCTGCCCAAGCACAGGAAGGTGACGGCTGTCTATGTACTTAGATGCAGTCGATACCCACTCTTTTTCTTTTTGGCTAAAGTCTCCGTCTGCTTTCATTATCTCTTCCTAGTTAAAAGTAACATACCGCCTGCTAACCCAACCAAAAGCATAGTAGCTGGTTCGGGTACTACAGTTAGTGGAGCGTCGCTATATATTTTAAAATCAACTGTGCCTACAGACTCAGGGTCATAGCTTGTGATAACTGCCACTAACTCGTTAGAGAACTCAACGTCTGCTAGGTAAAAGAATAAGCCGTCGTCTAGCTCATAGTTGCCATCGTCATCTGATGCTTGTAGTGTGTAGACTTCAGCGAATCCAGATGTGCCATCGAACACACGATTCTCTATGGAGTAAACGTACAGGTAGGGGTCGTCGTAAGAGTATTCATCTGAGTAAGATACTAGGTTTGCGTCGTAGTTATCAAAAGTTACAGTAGCCTCACCCTCTGCATAGATACGAAACACATCGTAGTGAAACTTCTGCTGATCCTCAAAAAAGTAGTTTCCTTCTGACAAGGTCGCAGTCAAATCGTATTCGTAATCCGCATAGGCTGAAGTACCTATACCCAACATCAAAGCTATACTCAATAATAATTTTCGCATCCTACTTCCTTTTAGTTACCCATCTAATAAACTTCCTGAACTTGTTATTCTTTGGCAGAAACATAGAGATAGTTGCTAAGATGCCAAGCGTAGCTACACCTGCACCAATCAAGTTATCCTGTATCTGCTCCATAATAATCTTTAAATAAATCATATACTGCTCCCATCCTGTTCAGCTTGGTTAAGATTATTGGGTACTGCACCATTAATAAATGCGTCTCGTATTGCCTGCTCCGCTTCACTTATTTCTGTCTTACCTTCGCCCACCTTAATGCCCATAAACGATGTGGTCTTGGGTATCTCTTGATTAGAGAACTTAGAACCTTCGGGTGGTGTGATTGTACCTGTGGTGTTTAGCTCCTGTATCATAGGTGCGGCTTCGGCTACAATCTGTACTGAGTTGTCTACGATTGCGTCTGCTTGAAAGTATGTAGCAGAGCTAAGTGCGATAACGCCTGATGCACCAATGCTTTGAGCCTGTGCGATTGCTGTGCTTAGTACAGTTTCTTTTGCGATCTCGGCTGATACTTCTATAGCACCAGAGCCTATGGATTCGGTTACTGTTTCCTTGCCAGAGTAGATATCATTAGGCTTCTCCACCTTAATATTCTCACCGCTACTTTCGGTGGAAGTAATGTAGCCCTCAATGATAACCTTCTGACCATCCTCAATCACTATATGCCTCTGTTGCTAACAATGCCTTGTACTCTTCAATAGTAAGAAAGTCTTCGATAGTGTAGCCCTTATCACCCAACCACGTTTCCCAATCCTGCAAATCATCGTAGGTCATATTGGGTGAGCGATATGTAACATCCTCCATAGCGGCTAAACGAATAACAGCAGTAGTATTATCCAAAGAGTAAACCTTAGTTAATACATAAGCCCCCAAGTCTTTAACAACAAGGTCGCCCTCCTCATCGTCAAAGGTAGCCCAGTTTGCATCGATAGGCATATCCTCTTCCAAAAAAGCTACTGGCACTTCTAAGAAAGCATAAGCATCACCATTAATGTGGCGAAACTTATCGTACTTGTGTACTACAATTTCATCAACTGTATCCTCAATCTCCGACATACGTTCTAGTCCTTGTTAATTCGTCACCAGTTAAAGCTGATGAGTAGTCTAATACTTGAGTAATAAAACTATTATTTTTCCGAGCAAATGTTTCAGTTGCTGTAGAGTTATTAATTGTAAATAATTCTTTAGTAGTTTTGTCATTAGTAACCATATCAAACCCACACTCTGAGTTGTTGTGTGTGTAACCAGATGGGTTGCTTATAGATGTGTTACCTACAGCGTAATCAGCACTTACTAATGAGCCTGCGGTATCTGCAATTCTTGCCCCCCAGAAGTTTGCAAGCGTAACATTTGTTGCTGTGGCATTTCCTATAGCTCCATTCTCGCTAGTTATTGTAGTTGTTCCAATACCCTGCGACATTGAGAAAGTAAGCACCCCATCTACTTTTATGTTATATGCTGTTCCTGCTGTGGATGTAATCTCGCCAGTTCCTGCTGTTAATGTTGCAGTACCATCGTGCGTAATAACACTACTGCTAGTAATACCTGTAGCTACTAACTTGTCATTAACACCATCAAAGGTAGCGACCTGTGTAGTCTTAGTAGCAAGTGCAGGGATTCTTTTAGTGGTTAATGTTCCAGTACCATCATTAGTATAGGCTGTGTAATTTACAAGATCAATAAACCCATCTGTTGTTGGCACAAAGTGTCTTACTAAAGCTCCACTTGCGTTAAACACTTTAGCATAAGCAACATCACCATTAACAAAGCTATCTGCTGACCCACTAAAGTTTCTAGCACCAATATATAAATCACCAACACTTGAACCTGCTGGCGATACACTTGAGTCAATAGTTTCTACTCCGTCAATGTAAAGTTTACCGCCTTCTATTTTGTATGTAGTAAGTTTATCAAAGATAGTAGAGTCTACTGTCGCAGTAAGGTTAGCAGATTTGTAACCAAGTCGTACTGATGTAGAATTATTTCTACCAGTAAAAAATCTTACACCAACAAATGAACCCATATAGTCGCCATCAGAACCCAATCTGGCTTTAAACTCAAAAGTAAAGTTATCATTTGGTGAAAGACCGCTTTCTATATAGTCATCTGTACCATCAAATGTTACACTAGGTATGTGACCATATTCGTGATTCCAAGATGCTATGCTGTTTTGCGTTGACCAAGATGTACCTGTGATCGTGCCGTGGTTACCTTTGCCACTTACATCGTATGCCTTAGTGCCGCTACCTTCGGCTAGTGGGTAGTGACATAGTAAATCAGTAGAGCTGTTGCCTACTTTAATATCTGTGACCAAACCATTAAAGTGACGACCACTTGTAACGCCTAAAAATACTAACTCATCATTTCCAAAAGCTGTTGATGCCGCTGATACTGTTTCAGTAAATCTTTGAGTACCATCTAACTCGTAAGCAGAATAAATTAAATTAGAGCCACTTCTTTCACATACAACTTTGCTCCACTCGTTTAGTGGTATAGCATTTGACGCAGAAGTTTGATAGCTAGTACCAGATATTCTTGAGGCAAGCCTGCCAGTAGTGCCGTTAAATCTTAAATATTGATTAGTAGCATTAATAGAAACAAGCTCTTGAAAAAATACAAAGCTCTGTGGATATACAGTCATTTCTATATACCAGTCACCTGTGGGCGAGGATGTTAATTGAGCATCAATATTATCCGCATCATCGTTATCTGAATCAATGCAGTTTACGCCAGTAAGGTTGGCATCTGTACCCTTAGAGTTGGGTAAGGTTTTGCCATCCTCCGTAGCCCCTCTGATCCAAGACGTAAGGTTGGTAATAGTGGGCAACAACCCACCAGTACCAGAGCCAAACGCCCCGAACCCTGCTCCAAACGAGCCGAAGTTCATTACACTTCTCCGAGAGGACAAACATTTACAGTAGCACTTGAAGCAATTTGTTCGCCAGCACGAATAATTGTAGTGTATGAGCTACCGAATGTTATTAGCTTTCCTGTGTTTGTAGATGGACTCTGTGAACCTGCACCAATTACAATCCAAGCATCTGATGATACAGGCGTAATAACAACGTGTTTCTCTGCGAAAGCCGCAGTTGATGTTGTTACGTTAGCCGCACTTGCTGTATCAATGTGTGCGAACTGTAGTTTATTTTGATATGCGTCTTCTGCTACCTTTACATTTCTGAATGAGGACATAACCTTACCTTACCTTTCTTAGTGACCAAATGCCACCCAATGAATTTTTTGTAAACTATTTGCACCTTCAACATTTACTTTTAACTGAGTAGATGTCGGTGCTGTTTCTATTTGTACTACCAAGTCTGTGTCGTCACCGCTTACCTGTGGCGTAGCCTGTGCAGATATAGTTGCAGTTGGGAACGCTGTGCCGTAAGTGATGGTGTATGTTTGATCTGATGTTGCAGTCAACGCACCAAACTTCATAATCAATCCGTTTGGAAACTCTACGCTTTCACCGCCTGAGTATGCGTCAAAGTTCTGCTGTTGGTTTTGTGCTACTACACGATCAAGTGCTTTGTTAAGTGCAGTCGGGTCAATCGTCGAACCCTCCTGTAGGTCATACTGCTGTGTGTAGGGTACTGTACGCTCTACAATGTAGGTAGAACCAGTAGTTGCATTACCACCCAAAGTAATTGTAGCACCATTAGATGTATCTGAGTTTGTCGCTGTAACGCTAAACTGTGTAGCACTAGAAGGACTAGCGTTGTATGATAACGTAGTGTATGTTCCATCTGAATCGATACGAACCACACTAATATCTGTTGTGTCGAAATACGGAATAGTAAAGTCAAACTTTGTCTGACCACTTACCGCTGTGAATGATTGTTTATTTGTTGTTGTACTTAACGCCATACCAAACCTCGCTTCTTGTTATATTAAAGTCTTTATGTAAATGTCAAGATCATTTTTAAATTAAAATGCTCTGCCTTGTACTTCCCTGTCTCTGGATTGTGAGCCAATACCAAAGAACTCAGGCATCGTTCTTATTACAGACTCGTTAAACTCCATTCCTTCTTTCATATCCTGCTGTACTGTTTCTACAATAATTGGTAAAAATGCTTTATATACAGACTCGAACCAAGTTCTTTCATCACCAACTAAGTTTTCTCCAGTTATAAATTCTAGTGGTAAACTTACGGCAGATGATACTTTATACGATGCGTAATTTTTAAGAACTTTAGTTAAGTCTTGGTTTCTTTCTAAATCACCTATTCCTCTTGAAGCTAATGCAACTTCTGCGGCTAAAAATATTAAACGAAGCTCACTAGCTCTACCGCCTGTAATATCAATAACATAGTTATCTAACCTTAATTTCATAAAATCTGGGTCTTCTGGGTCTAATTCTATTTCAAAACCCATTAACGTAAATGCACCGACTAATCCAATAAAGGATGTGTAAGCTCTTGCCCACTCACCAGCAATACTTTTAGCTAACTCTGGGCTAAATGTTCTGTTACCAGCCGCATCTGTTGTCCACATACGTCTAGCAGAAATCATAGTTTGCCATTTAGAAGTTACCCATCTAGGAGCCATAAACCACTTACTTATAGTTTGTGCGCTATTTTCCAGTTTACCTAAGTCGCCCCTACCTGTATATTCATTAACAAATTTAGCGTAGGTCTGTAAAACCTCTGGTGTGGCTGTAGGATTCTTTTTAACAAAATCGTCAAACATAGACATACGCAACAGATTTAATCCAGTAATCATATGTCTATTTGATGCACGAACCCAAGGGATTCTTTCAGCCAATCTTGAGCTAAAGCCTTCCATTTGTCTTGAAAACTCTACGTCTAAGTCAAGTAAACCCAACCCAGCAGATACTGCTTTTTTATAGTTAGCACTACGTTTTAGTTTAGAGTCTATAGTTAAAAACTTAGCGTCAGATAAAAAGCTAGGGAATGTTTGACCAAACACTTTTACTGCACTTACGGGGTTAGATAATAAACGCAACATACCCTGCCTACCAAAGTACCCCATATCAAACGATAGCTTTAATGCACGGAAAAAGTCCATTGATTTACCAAAGAAATCATAATGCCAACCACGCATCTTAAATATTTCTCTACGCAACTTAGCTTTTGCTTGATACAACTCGTTGCGTTCTTGTTCTAACTCTGGGTCTACATCTACAGTTTTTGTTTTAAAGATAGCCATTTCATCTATCTTACCTTCTTTTAATAATTTAAGGTCTTGTTCTACAGATGCTTTGTCGTCATACAAACGTAGGCGTTTACGCATCAACTTAATTTCTTGTTTAAGTTTTGCTTCTTCTTCTGTGTCGATAGGTTTAGCTTTTTTAACATCACGATATTCTTTGTCGTACTGGTCACGCAGTCTATCTAGTTGTTTTTTAAGTCTAGTAACTTTGTTTTCTTTTCTGTCATAAGCCGCTTGTTTTTTCTCAACAATCTTAACACCCTTTTCGATTGTTTTATTTTCTGTTTCCGTAAGCTCACGACCAGTAGCATTCCGTGCATTATTTTTAACAGAGTCTACATCAAACTTTTCTTGAGTTGACAGCATACCTAAAGCGGCTAAACCACGACCAAGCTCTGTTCTTGCACGTTCAATGTTAGTTTGTGCAATATTTATTTTTTCATCATACCCATTTATTTCTTGTGTAATTATTACAGCTTCTTCTAGGTTGCCAGTATCTAGTATCTCGTTACGTTTTATCTGTGCTTGTTTTTTAGATTCATCTAATGACGTTAAATATATAAGCAATGTGGCAACTTCATTGTCTGATAGTGGTCTTGGCTTTTTACCTATTTCTACAATTAATGCGTCTGCTTTTTTAATAATCTCTGTTTCACCCAGCTGAGATACATCATTAATTACCTCTAGTTGCGATTTTGTTTCTGGCGGTGAAAACCTTGCTAACTCCTGTGCTTCACGAATTTTATTTACGCTTGCACGATTAATTCCTGTAATTGTTCCACTTTCTACTGCATCAGCTTTTCGTTGCTCTGGAGTCTTAGCCATTTCTTCTTTAATGCGTTGTGTTGTACTACGCACAATTTCAGGGTCTATTTCTTGGAATCTAGCTTCTAAATCAAACTCACCAAACTCATCACCCAAAATAGTTTTAACTGCTCTCATAGCAACTTTTCTTTTTTGTGGGTCGTCGGGTAGTATTTTAAATTGTTTGTCGTTAGGGTCTGCAAATACAGCGTCTTTAACAAATAACAAGCCACCTATCTGAACCATCTCACTACCAGACACTACAGGCTTCATATCTGCTCTGTCGTAAAAGTAAGAGAACATAACTGGGTTATATCCAACCTGTGTCCAGTTAGGGTCGTTAAGTAGATTTGAGGCTAAGACATAATCATCTTCTGGAGTTGATTCAACAAGCTCACCCTGTACTGTAGCTACAGTAGACTTTCTTTCACCCACGCCAATTTTTGCGGCTTCGTATGGCGGTGCTATCATCTTAACATTTTTAAGTCTAACAGTAGCACGATAGTTAATAGGTGTACTAGCTCCACCAGCACGTTCCCCACGTTGTTCGTGAATTGTAACAACAAATACCCCGTGATCTGTATAGGCTGGGATGTCAAGTCTTGACTCAACAATGTCGCCTTCTTGCTTGGGGTTTTTAAATTTATCGCCAACAAATTCTTTTTGCTTACCTTTAAGGGATTGCTCAATAGCTTTATCGGTAGGTAATAGTGGTAGGTTTACAAATGGAAATGATGGTCTACGCATTCTTACAAGTCTGCGGAAATACTCTGAGTCTATAGTACCAGTAAGTAAATCTTTTATTTCTCTTTTGAATACACGTTCTAGTATATTCTTTGGAGGTTTAGTAAACTTATCTTTGTCTGATCTTACTACTTGAAATCTTCGTGAAACACCATCTTCAATTTCCATTAATAAATCTAAAAGTTCTTCTTGTAAATCTTGTTTAGGTAAATTACCTAATCCTTCTAATTCTGGTAATTGTTTTGCAATAGACTGAAGTTCTTTGTATGTAAAAGTATATTCATTATCTACAAATAATAAATCTCTAATAGCACCTAAAGAATATGTTGTTCCTCTAAAATTAACTTCCTGATTTATTCTTTGCTCACGGCTAGTAAGTGCATCTGTATCAGTAGTAAGTGGTGCGGCAAATAAAGACATACGCATTGTTCTAAATAAATTAGTTAATGCTTTTCTTGTGCTATTACCTTTCTCTTTAGCTTTAGCTAACTCAGCTTCTGCTGAATATTTTTTACCTTCAGATGTAGTAAACTCTGGTATAGCCTTAGTAACATCAATAACTTTATCTAAAAATAAAACTTCTATTTTACCAGCTTCAATATGGTACTCATAAGACGGGTGGTAAAACTTGCCACGTTTGGGTGTTTTAACTACTTTAGGTTCGTCTTTAAATCTGATAACAGTTACTGCCTCACGAATATTAACATCTTCCAACTCTGGGTCTGCAAATACTTTACCTATAGTATCTACAGTACCTACGGCTTCGTAAAAGTTTGTTTTCGTTTGACTTTTTGCTTTTCCTAATAATTTAATTACAAATTCTTTTCGTTCGTCAAATGTAAACTCATTATCAAAAATGTATTGCAACAAAGCGTTTACAGCATCTTTAGGTGAGTCTGCAGTATCTATTGCACTCAACGCACCCTCTTTATACTTTGTTAAATCCATTACGACTTTTCGTGTGCCGTCAGGTAATTTTTTTGTTTTCTTAGTATTTAATATTTCAGATGTACGATTTTTAACTGAGTCAATATCTACCTCACCAGACTCAACTGCATCAGCAAAGTATTGAAAAATAATCTTCATCATATTGCGATTTGATAGATGAGATGTATCAGACATAATTGCAGGTATAAGATAGTAGTAACCATCTGGGTCTTTTTGCAACTGATTAACAATGTTGTTTGCTACAGTTTTAGAGTCACTAGCCCACACACGACCAGTAATAATTGGATAAAATATACCTCCTAAGAATGTATTTCTTCCAAACTTACCGCCAACCATTCTGTCAGACTCAGTTACAGATACTAATTTACCAGCAAGAATCTCTGTTTTAATTTTGCGTACTTTAGTATTTTCGTTTGTTTTAAATCGCTTTAAATCTTCAGCAGTAAACTTAGACTCACGGATTGTAGTGTTGTCTATATCTTGTACTACCTTACCGCTACCCTGTAACAACTCAACATCAGCCTCAGTAATCACATCACCAGTAGCTAGCTTACCAGCTACAGTATTCATTAGGTCTATTACATCTTTGTCGGTTGTAATATTTAACCCAATGTTTTGTAGACCCTTTGCTATAAAATCAATTAGCTTACGAACAGCAGAACGATCTTCTGTAGTCAATGCTTCGTAGTTAGTTGCAATAATACCAGCCAGCTCAGCCAATGCTTCTTCGCTTTGTAGGTTTTCTCCGTACTTAGCTGTATGCTCATCTAACTTGGATTTTAACTCTTTATTAGTTGTGCGTGATATACGTTTGTATAAATCATCAGCAAGTTTTTGTGCCTGTGCATTTGTTGTAATGTTACGCAAAAATATAGCGTGGAAGGCTTCGTGTGCTACAGTACGCTCATTTCGCATTTCTTTGCTTATATGAAGCGTTTTTGTGGCTGGGTCATAGACACCACCCGATTGATTCTTTCCAGACGCTTTAACGTAATCCTCTTGCGTTTCGTGTACTATTACTTTTACGTCTGGTGTAATCTGTGAAATAGCTTTTTGAACATTTGCAACCTGAGTATCTATATCAACATCAGGAGTTGTTTGTGCTTTAATAAATATATCACGGGCAGTTTCAATGCTTATGTTATTGTCAATAGCAATCTGCTCTAGTTGCGAATCAAACTCACCTCTGCGTACAGCATCTATTTCTTCTTTAGTTAGCGTACCTTCTTCACGTTGTTTTAGTGACTGCTCAATAATGGACTCGTACTTATTATCCATATAGTCATTAAATGCTTGTGTAGCTTCCGCTGTTTTTTCACTAAACATAGTAGAAGCTAAGTTAACGGCAACAGAATCTTCTGCAACCATAGGGTCGCTCATAATTAGTTCTTGTATTTCTTCTGAAGATTTTTGGTTTGCAATGCGGTTTACTTCACCTTGAGTATATCTAAACCCAGAACCAGCAAAGGATGCACTGCCATCCATAATACTACCAACAATAGCACTTAACGCCACATTGTCTAAAATGCCAACATCGTCACCAAATCCTATTTGAATTAGGTTTTCTAATCCAGTAGCACTACCTTCAGATACAGTACCAGCAGTAGCACCTTTTATTGTATTTACAGTTATTGTTTTTAATGTCTGTTCTTTTATTTCTTGTTTAATTAATTTATCAATAATTTTAGTTGTACCAAGATATTTTTCTGTAGCTGTGTTTATAGTTCCAACTAAAATAGGCTCAATAACTTTTCTGTTTAAAGAACTATCTTCTGGTAAAGTAATATAACTTTCTGCGGCACTACTAACACCCATATATCCAGCAGAAATAGCAGGTTTTCTAGTTGCTACAGCTAAACCAATTTGGACAAAATAATCAAAAGCGTTTTGTTCTATAGCAAATCCAATTCTATTACCAACAATATCCCACCTGCCGTTTTGCCACGCTTCCTCAAAAGTAACCTCTGGCTCTAATATTAAATCTTTAACATCATCAAAAGCCATATCTACAATTTCTCTTCCCTTTTGTTCTAAGTCGGAAGCAAAGTTTGGATTAACCTCTTCTACGGCATCTATAATTCTATCAGAATGACCTACTGGATCAAAAAGCCAATCAACTGGTGTAGAGCTAACACCTTTAAGTTCGTCTAATTTTTCAGCTTGTTCTTTATATTTTTCTCTTGGTAAGCCTGTAACAGATTCCCAAAACCAAGCATCTACCTCATCCTGAAAGTCTGCGGCAGTTTTAATAGCTTGTGGAATACCAAGCCCTTTACCTTTAAGTCGTTTAAGATTGCTTGATAAATGAAGCATTCTTTCATCCCACCAACTTAAATTTTTCTCATTAGCTTCTTTAGGTGTAGTACCTATGCCGTAATCTATTTCTATTTGACCTAGAGTTTGTTCGCTATTAAGTAACTCACCAAGTTTTTGGCTATAGTATCTTTGTGCTTTTATTTCTTCTATTTCATCATCAGTAAAATTTTCTGAGACAAACTGTCTTTCATTTTTTTCAAGATTCTGAAAAGGGTCGTAAATTAAATTATCTGCGGCAGTTAAAAAATCTGGAGACTTTAATGGACTAAATCCTTCTGGTACTTCGCTAAATCCTTTTGGTGTAGACATTATTAATCCTTTATAAAAAATTTATCGCCAACTTTAATTATAGAGCCACTTGGTAAATCTTCAGCAATTTGAGAATTAGATTGATAAGTTAATAATTCACTAATTGATGAAACGCCAGCAACAGACATAGTAGATTGTGGTGCTGGTGTCATTAATGCTTTTTGTCTGGCTAAATGTTTTTTATATGGTGTTAAATTTTCTGTAGCCCACTTTACAGGATCAGCACCTTCAACAATTACATCTTTATAAAAAGCCTGAAGTAAACCATCCATACGCTGTACGCCAAGACCAATTTGTTTTGCTTTTACAGCATCTTTAGTTTGATCATCAAATACGCTAGATATTTCTTTCATTACTTCTCTTTGAGTTGGCGTTAATTGACTCTCGCCAAGTGCTCCTTCTTTAACAGCACCTGTACCAGATATAGTTTTAGTTATCATATCTAAAAGACTACGGGTAGTGCTTATGGAAAAATTAGGGCTAACCTTACCACTAGCACTTACTGTATAAAGTTTTGATAAGATGTCATCAACTTTATCCATTCTAAAAGATTCTTCATTTAATTTATTAATATTTCCAACAACTTCAGTATATAAATCAGTACTTTCTTCCGTGGTTTGTCTACCAGTAACTAATGCTTCTAAGGATAATGCTTGTGCCTCACTAATAAGAGGAACCTCTTGTCCATTAATATTTACAGTTTGTATTCTAGCTTGTTGTATTTCTGGTAATTCTAGTAAACCATTATCATACTTAGCACGAAGTTGATTGGCAGTTTCGGTTTGTGTTTCAATAGTCTTAGATATAATTTTATTTTCAGCCTGACCACGAAGTCTAATAACCTCTTCTTGTTGTGCTATACTTAATTTACTAGCATCGTAACCACCCTCTTGTGGAGATAATTCAAAAAAGTTTATATCTGTTGCAACTCTATTTTGTACTTCTTTAAAGTATCTGTTTTGTTCAAATGAGCGACTATCAGATAAAAAACTATCATAAGTTTTAGTACCAAGATCAACACGACCTTTATTAGCATAATCATATTGTTCTTCTATAGATGTAAATGCCTCACCAGTAGAAGGATTAATTCTTAACTGCCCGTTAAGTGCGGCATCTTCTAGGTCTAAATATGTTCTATCTGAATTTTCTTTTACAATATCAAAATTTCTTTTTTGTGCAGAAAGTCCAACTTTACTTAAGTAAGTATTAAAATTAACTTCAGCGTTACGTTTTACCCTATTTGATAAATTACTATCCTGAAATTGTTGTTGTTGTTGTTCTTTCCATTGTTCGTAAAAAGTATTGATTTCATTTTCATCAGTCATTGATGAGATTGTATTTGTAAAAGCAAGAGCATCTGTTTCCATTCTATTATTTAACTCTGCTATTGCGGCTTCATCTTTTTTTTCTTGTATTTTTTCAAAAAGCCCACTAGCACCTTCAGCGGCAGTTTGCATTACCCTTGAGCCTGCACTTGCGGCTTTTGCGGCTAAATCAGCACTAAGCTCAACGGCAGTTCCCTCGCCAGAAACTTTAACTTGTGGTGTATATCTTTTAAGTGAAATAGCCATTAATCCTCGCCTCCTATTCCCAATATAGCGGCTTCTGTTACACTGCCTATAAATTCTTGTTGACCCCTTGCTCTAGCAATATTTGCCCCAAGTTGACCTTCATATATTGTTTTTTGTGCTACACTTTCTCCACGAAGTTTTGCGACATCTCTTTGACGTTGTACTTCTAGTAAATCCATTTGCATAGTTATGGCAGAATCAATAAGACTTTGCAAGTCTGTTCCTGCTATCAATCCACCTCTTTGAAAAACACTCATACGTTGCTGTGCCGCAAACTCACGTTGTTGTTTAACAAGTCGTTTAGATTGAGCTTCTACTGCATCTGCTTGTGCTTTAGCATTTATACGAGCTACCCT